CCTCTGGGTGTCGCCCTGCTCTACCCCGTTGTTACGTTGTCGGTACGTCGGCCTTCCAAGGCCTCGCGTATCTATCGCATAACAGCGAAACTCTACCTCCCCACGGGTGACGTGACCTCGCCGTCGACTGCTACGGGCATTCAGCCCCAGCCGTCAATTGCGTATGCATGTCAGTGCGTGATGGAGTTCATGGTGCCTGAGAGGTCGAGTGCTGTTGAGCGAGCTCGCTTGTTCAGCTACGCTCGGTCCCTCATGGCTACCACCATCCAGGCGAACGACGCTGTGCCGACCGATCTTACTGGGTCGCCACTCGTTGCCGCTGTTAATAGCTTCGAACAACCCTATTAAGGGTAAATAAACTCGGCATTTTGCCGACGTTCGAAGGGCATTCTCTTTTGAAAAGGAACCGTTCCTATGAGCAACAGAACTACATTTGTTAGCATTACCCCTTCGGTGCTTAAGGAATTCTTAACTGAATTTCCTGAAGGCAGCGCAAGGGATCTTACTTTCATCGTAGCTCCATCACTTATGGAGGACAGTTCCTATCAGATGGGAATGTCAACTACCGACCTAGAGAAGGAGATGTACGAGCACCTTAGTTCTAAAGGTAAGCGTACGTTTTCATCATTTAGGCAGGTAGCCTTTCTCGAGAAACATGGTGCGAAAGTCCCGGAAGAGTATCTCCGGAGCCATATCACTGTTATTTCTCGATTGGGGAAAGTCTTTATGAAGATGTTGCGTTGGTTTCCTTTTATGGATTCCCACGTGCACCTTCAAGATACACCGCTTGAGTTTTGGGACGACGTCGCGTGCAAATGCTATCTTTGCTATGCGCGCGGCGTCTATCTCTCAGCCCGAGTAGTGAAACCCAAGGGCATCTCCCTTTTAAAGGAGGTGAACAATGGGTAAGACTTCATCTATTGATGGTAAGCGCGAAAAACACTCAGAGGCACAGCTTCAGCTCTTTCATCACGCTATTTACGCTTTAGCTCAGACACAGGAGTTTTCTTCCCTGTGTCAAGAGGATCGCGTAATCGTGGTTGTGAGGGCTTGGCGGTACTATTCTGAGCACCCCTATTATCTAGGGGAGAAGTTCCTATTGGTAAACGGCGTATTCTTCATCGAAATGGAGAATGGCCGCCTGATACGGAACGACTCATAATCGCGTGAACTCTGGAGGTACTCATGTTTTATGATAAGCATGAACGCAATGTCTTGAAAGACTTGCGGAGTTTTCGAGTGGCACCGGAGGTCTCCTCCGACTGTATCTCCAGGTACCTTGAGTCTCTCGATTGTCCCCGTGCGTTAACAGTTGAAATGCTCTTCAGTTATGGAGAGCACGATCAGCTTGCTAAACTAGGGTTCAATCCGCTCGACTACGAGAAAGTAGAAGAGCTGAGGGGCGCGTACGCAGCAACTAAGTTCTTGTCGAAGTTCAAGGATTTTGAAAACCTTGGCTTTGACTTGGACGAAGTTGCGAATGAGAAGTTCGTGAAATATGAACAACTCTGTGCGCGTACGAATGAACGCTTCCGTGCGTTGGAGCTAGACCCTAAATTCAGGGGTCTTGCCGTAAGACTGCATAAAGCAGTCGGTCGAAAAATCCACCGCATTTTGGGCTCGTTCAAACTCGAGGAGTTCCTGGAATCGGCCTACTGGGGTCCTGGCGCAACGACCTTGCAAAAGGCACGTGACGCCAGCGCAACCAATAAGTTCCAGTGCGAAACTGGGATAACTCGTGATCTGTACGACCTTCTTCCCTCTGATCTTCTCCGTCAGTTCTACCCGACGTGGATTGATCACATATCTGAAGTTGGTTTTCCAAACTTTCAGGTTGGAAACAAGGTTATCACCGTGCCTAAGGACGCGACTGAAAATCGCACTATCGCCATAGAACCAGGGTTAAACCTCTGGTTCCAGTTGGCGGTTGGTGAGATGATTAAGAAGCGCCTCTTAAGGTGTGGGGTCGACCTTCGATATCAGAGTGACCACCCCAAAGGTGGGAAAACAAATCAGTCGTTAGCGTACCACTCCTCAAAAACAGGGGTGAACGCGACGATTGATTTTTCCTCTGCTAGCGATAGTATCTCCACAGGTGTCATTAGGGAGCTTTTCCTCAACACCGTCATTTACGATGGTGAAGAGGTCGTGCTTCCGACTTGGCATTCTGTGATGGATAGTTGTCGATCTCATTACGGCCTTCAAGGCGGGACTCAACGAAAGTGGGAGAAGTTCTCCAGTATGGGGAACGGTTTCACTTTTCCTCTTGAGTCTTTGCTGTTCTACGCAGTTGCTTCTTGCTGCGTTGATCACTATGCCTCGATGACGGGCCATAAGCCCGAAGGCGAGGTTAGTGTCTATGGGGATGATGTAATTATCCCCGTAGTCTGCCTTGATACTTTTTCCCTGATGAGTGACTTCTATGGATTTACGATCAACGCGAAGAAGAGTCACTACTCTTCGCAGTTTCGTGAATCATGTGGAGGTCATTTCTACCGGGGGGCCGATGTCAAACCTGTGTTCCTTAAGGAACACCTATCAGACGTACTGTCTGTTTATAAGCTGGCAAACAACGTCAGACGCTTCGCACACCGCGGCATGGGTAAACTATGCTGCGATGCGAGATTTCGTCACGTGTTTGACGCCCTTCTCCTTTCGGTGCCGAAGGCATTCCGCTTTCGGATTCCTGAGGGTTTGGGTGATGGCGGTTTCATCTCTAACTGGGATGAAGCCGTTCCTGCGAGTGCCCAGCTACAGAGGTCTAAACGGACCAGGCCATCTTTGATGGTTTGGCTCGAAGGCTTCTGGGTGAGGCACTTAACAGTCACGGGGAAAACCCGTGAGTCTGAAGGAGTCGGTCTTTTATTGGACCGACTTAGGTCGCCATCGGCTCAAGAGAGACGGAATACTGTCCCTCTAAAGGGCCGTGTCAGACTTAGGATTTCCCTGAGTCTAACTCAACGGTGGTACGATCTAGGGGCATGGATTTAACCTGCC